CTCTGTTGCCGATGATTCCAGCCTGACGATTACTGTGACCGGTATCCCGGTCGGTCGGCTTGATGGCGGCACGATAACGGAGAGTTTCTTGGGAGGTAGCGCAGGTATTGCCTACTCGACCAATTACTACACCACGGTCACGGCGATTTCGGTCGATAAGACCCCGGCTGGCTCGTTGGCAATCGGATTTGGCGGCGATCTTGCGCTGCCTCGTACGCGTATCAAGTCGGTGTACTTCGTGGCTAATGGGGCTTCGGGCAATATCACCTTCACCTCGCAGGGTTCTAGCACGGTCATTCTGAGTCTTGTAACGCCTTCGGCTACGTTGGCAAGTGTGGCCTTTGTGCCGCCCGATGGCATCTTGACCACGAAGAACACGGTGAATGACTTCTGTGTTGTCACGACCTCCAACACAGGTGGCGTGACGATTTTCTGCGGGTGATGTATGGCAAAGACTCCTGCGTGGCAGCGTAAGGAAGGCAAAAATCCTGCTGGCGGTTTAAATGCCAAAGGCAGAGCTTCCTATAACCGTGCCAATCCCGGTAAGCCGGGGTTGAAAAGACCGCAGCCTGAAGGTGGGCCTCGTAAGAAATCATTCTGTGCCCGAATGACCGGAATGAAAAAGAAACTGACGAGTGCCAAGACAGCGCGTGATCCGAACAGCCGTATCAACAAATCGCTTCGTGCGTGGAACTGCTGAGATGGATACGACTATGGATCCTATTCACACAGCAAGAGAGTTGGCGACTCATGCCAACGATATCAAACATCTTCAAGACGACATGGATAAGCTTGTTAGCGACATGGAAGAGATCAAACGCGCTATTCAAGGAATTGAGAAATCGCTTTCCGAAGCCAAAGGTGGCCGTAAGGTTTTGTTCGCTGCAATGAGTGCGGCGAGCCTTTTCGGAGGCATTGCCACATGGGTTTTGGATAAGTGGATTTTGAAATAATCATGCCCAGCGTATCTAAAAAACAGCACAATTTGATGGCTTTGGTTGCGAATGACCCGAAAGCAGCCAAGCGTCTTGGAATTCCTCAAAAAGTTGGGGAAGAATTCATGAAGGCTGACAAGGGTCGCAAATTTGGTTCTGGAGGATCTATGAAAGAGTCTAAGGCGATGGTGAAGAAGGAAGTGTCTTTTATGAAAAAGAAAGGCGCTCCGAAGTCCATGATCAAGCACGAGATGAGCGAGATGGCTGACAAAGCCGGTCGCGCCATGAAGAACCGTACGGCTGACAAAATGGGCCGTGCGATGGTCAAGAAGATGGCCGGTGGCGGTATGTCATATTCGGGCGGCGGTTCGGTCTTTCGCAAGGCCGCTGATGGTATTGCCAGCAAGGGCAAGACCAAGGGCAAGATCGTCAAAATGAACTACGGCGGTAAGTGCTAATGGATAACCCACGCTACTCAACTGGCCCGACCAGCAAGCGAGTACGAGATCGCAAACGGGAAAAAAGAGCGCGTGAGGCAATGGAACGTGCGGAGAAGTACGCTCCGGGTCTGAGCATTGACATGATGGATAGACCTACGCCGACACCAACTCCGCCCCCTGCACCGGGTATGAAGAAAGGTGGTATGGCCCGCTCCTCCGCGTCCAAGCGTGCTGATGGCTGCGCCGTGAAGGGCAAGACCCGAGGGAAGTTCGTCTAATGATGGCCTCTCGTGGCATGGGGATGATTGCTCCTAGGAAAGTTCCTCGTGCCAAACGGCGCGGGGACAGTAAGCCCGTGATCGGGACTGGGAAACCAATTAAGACCTATTCCAAAGGTGGCGAGAGCAAGGTCAACGAAGCTGGTAACTACACCAAGCCCGGTATGCGGAAGAAGCTCTTTGAGTCGATCAAAGCTTCGGCAACGCAAGGCACGGGTGCAGGACAGTGGTCCGCGAGAAAAGCCCAACTTCTTGCTAAGAAGTACAAAGAGAAAGGCGGAGGATACAGATCGTGACTTCTATTGCTAATGCACCGTCTACGAATGTGATGTACCCGTCTTCAGTTACTTCTACAGGCCCTTCAAGACAGAGTGGGTACTCGTCCATTTTGAATCAACGGATGGGTGGTGCCGGAGGCGGCGGTGGCGGCCTCTTTGGTGGGGGCGGCGGTGGAATGAACATGTTCGCGGGCCTAGGCGGGTTTGGTTCCATGCAAGGCGGCTATGGCGGGGGCGGCGGGATGCCGTTCAATGTCAGTGGCTACGGCGGTATGGATGCGGGTCTTGGCGGTTTTGGCGGGGGCTTTGGCGGCTTTAACCCCATGATGGGCGGCTATGGCGGCATGGGTGGGTTTAATCCCATGATGGGCGGCTTTGGCGGGGGTTTTGGGGGATTTAACCCCATGATGGGTGGCTTCGGTGGTTATGGTGGCGGTATGGGCGGCTTTAACCCGATGATGTCCATGGGCCTCGGTGCATTTGGCGGCTACGGTGGCGGCTTCGGCGGGTTTAACCCGATGATGGGATATGGCAACCAGTTTGGTGGCTTTGATCAAATGATGGGGTATGGCGGGTTCCAACAGCCCCAGTATCAGCAGCCCCAATACCAACAGTTCCAGCAATATCAGCAGCCTCAGTACCAACAGCAGTATCAGCAACAGCAGCAGTTACAACAATACCAACAACCTTCCGCACAAATGCCGCGTGTAGACAATCAGTTCATGAACAGTAAAGCGCAAATTGAAAACCCATACTACTCTGACCGATTTGCTAACGGTGCTGTAGGAACTATGGATTTTAAATTTTCTGACAATAAATACATAACGCAAGATCAATTAAATGCTTATAGAAACCAGTTACAGGGTGGGGGGGATTCATACACCCCGGCAGTCGGCGCTGCCCCGCAGCAGCAAATTTCACCGGCTGCACAAAACTCACAGCCTGATCTGAGAAAATTGCAGGAAGAGATTTTTCAAGAAGAATCCGACGCCCGCAGACAATGGTTGATGAGTCAGTTACCTTCCTCAAAGCCTAAATTAATGCAGATTTCGCCTTGGGAGCGAATGGGGCGAGGGTCTAATACATCATCGGCAGCGGCTGCCGCACGTGCTCAGCAAATGGCGGATTACGAACGCACGAGGGCTTATGAAGCGTTTTCTCAGCCGTATGACCCAAATGCTACTAGACAACAAGGTTAACAACTTAGTTAACGCAACCCCTATATGAAAGCCCCACAACAATCACTCAAGGCTTGGACGCAGCAAAAATGGAGAACCAAAAGTGGTAAACGATCTAGTGACACGGGTGAAAGGTATCTTCCAGAAGCTGCGATCAAAGCTCTCAGCCCTGCTGAGTATGCCCGAACCACCGCAGCCAAACGTAAAGGCAAAGCCCAAGGCAAGCAGTTTGTCCCGCAGCCGAAAGGCGTCAAAGCCAAAGTAAGGCCGTATAGACGGCAGGGGATGTAATGGCAGATCGCACAACAGCAACAACGGACTTCAACCTCGACCTCAACACGATTATTGAGGAAGCATTCGAGCGTTGCGGTGCCGAACTGCGTACGGGTTACGATTTTCGTACCTCGCGGCGTAGCCTTGCCTTGTTGCTGATGGACTGGGCCAATCGAGGCATCAACCTCTGGACGCTAGAAACGGGTACGCACACGCTATCCTACAACGTTGGGACTTATGATCTTCCTGCCGACACGGTGGACTTGTTGGACCACGTGATCCGTACAGGGTCTGGGCTAAACCAGCAAGACATCAATATCACCCGTATTTCGTCGAGCACGTACGTGTCGATCCCGAACAAGAATGCGACGGGTCGCCCGATTCAGATTTGGATTAACCGACGCACGGGTGCGACGGATTCAGCCGGTGCAGTAGTCTACCCACAGTTCACGGTCTGGCCGAAGCCTGACAATAGTACGACTTGGACGCTGTTTTATACCCGACTGCGCCGGATGTTCGACCCCGGTGTGGGGTCTAATGGACAAGATATCCCGTTCCGCTTTTTACCTTGCCTTGTGGCGGGTTTAGCCTATTACTTGTCGATGAAGATACCGGGCGCGGATGCCCGGACGATGGTGTTGAAGGCCCAGTATGACGAGGCTTGGGACTTGGCGGCGGGTGAAGATCGGGAAAAGGCTGCGGTACGGTTTGTGCCAAGAGAGTCGTTCTTAGGCGGGTATTGAAATGCCTAATCGTTTTGCAAGTGGCAAACACGCGATTGCGATGTGTGATCGTTGCGGGTTTCAGTACAAACTGCGCCAGTTGAAGTCACTTGTCATCAAGACCAAGAACGTTAATATCTTGGTTTGCCCGGAGTGTTGGGAGCCTGATCAGCCGCAGTTGTCACTCGGTCTGTACCCTGTGGACGACCCGCAGGCCCTACGGAACCCAAGACCGGACACGAGTTATTTTGCGATAGGCAATGACGGTGCGAATGGTAGCCGTCAGATACAATGGGGCTGGAATCCGGTTGGGGGATCAAGTTCCTTTGATGCGGCACTAACTCCCAATACATTAGCCCCGGCAGGTGAAGTCGGGACGGTAACGGTCAGTACGACCTAGGAGATTTGAGATGAAGAACGGTATGCGTAAGATCGCTAAGGAAGAAGTCAGTAAGCATGAGAAATCCATGCACAAAATGCGTGCTGGCGGTAAGACCAACAGCGACATGAAGAAGTACGGTCGTGGTATGGCGAAGGTGATGAACCAGCGTAAGCCGATGCGCGGCTCCTCTGGCCCGAGGTAAGTACCATGAAAGAACTCAATCCCGGCAAGATTAGACCGAACACCGACTCGACTGGGCAGAATGGCTATCCTGAAAAGGATGTCAACAAGGGCGTCACCCACATGAAGATGAAGGGTGCTGGCGCTGCCACGAAGGGTAAGAAGTTCGTCTCGCAGATTAACTTGCAGAACAACGGCAAGGTTCGTACGGGCTGGAGCTAATGAACTACAGTCAACTCACAACGTTGATTACGGATTACTGCGAGAGTACTGAACAGTCCTTCGTAGCCAATATCCCTACGTTTGTGCAGTTGGCAGAAGAGCGAATTTATAACACGGTCCAACTCCCTGCGATTCGTAAAAACGTCACGGGTACGATGACGCAGAACTTTCAGTACTTCCAGTTACCTTCGGATTGGCTATCGACGTTCTCTCTGGCGGTTATTGACCCGACGACGCAGGAATATGAGTACCTATTGAACAAGGATGTGAACTTCATCCGCGCTTCATATCCCCCGCCGAACACGTATGGCAAGCCGAAGTACTACGCCATTTTTGACGATTCAACAATGCTTCTGGGGCCGACTCCGGATCAGGCATATACGGCTGAACTGCACTATTTCTATTACCCGCCCTCTATCGTAACGAACTCGACCTCGTGGTTGGGAGACAACTTTGAGACGGTGCTGCTCTATGGGGCGCTACGCGAAGCGTATACCTATTTGAAAGGTGAGCAAGACATGATGAATTATTACGAGCAGAAGTATCAGGAGTCACTTGGGCTTCTCAAACGTCTGGGTGATGGATTGGATCGACAGGATGCATACCGTTCTGGTCAAGCTCGGGTACAGGTCACATGAGTTTTGTAGGTGGATTTGAACTTGGAACTGTGAAGGTTTTTACGACGGATAGTCGCGGGTTTACCCCGGATGAGTTGGCTAACCGTGCCGTAGATCGCCTTCTTCGCATCAATAACCGTTCAGAACTCAATCGGGTTCTAGCGCAATACTTCAAAGAAGCACAGGACTCTGAGAGGATGAATGTGCGACGGACTCTGGTTGAAAATGGTTTTTTGGATGCTGCAAAGCTTTTAGGAGATTGAGATGCCGATTTCTCAGGCAATGACCACATCGTTCAAAGTCGAAATTTTGGACGGTATTCACAACTTCGGAACCGGCGTGATCCGGGCTTCGACGGCTGCGGATGTCTTCAAGATTGCGCTATATACCTCGTCGGCTACGTTGGGTGCTTCCACTACGGCGTATACGACCTCTGATGAGGTTTCTTCGTCCGGCACGAACTACACGGCGGGTGGTAAGACGCTCACGATTTCGCAAGTTCCGACGTTCACGAGCACGACAGCGTGGTTGGACTTTGACGATGTTACGTGGGACTCGGCTACGATTACGTCGAACGGCGCGTTGATCTACAACGCTACGCAGGGTAACAAAGCGGTGGCGGTTCTGGCATTTGGTGGTGATAAGACCTCAACGGCAGGCAACTTCACCATCCAGTTCCCGGCTGCGACCTCGACGACTGCAATCCTCCGTATCGCCTAAATAGGCTAGGGCCGTGGCAGGCGTAATTGTCGCCTTCGACGGTTGGAACGCTTCTGGCGTAGGCTGGGGCGAACAAGGTTGGGGCGAAGGGTTTTCTAACCTTACTGCGACAGGAGCGGTAGGGTCTGTTGTTGTCGCCGCGTCTACGAATGTCCCCGTTACGGGGCTTGAGGCTATAGGCCAGACTGGGACGGTTCTGGTCACGGGAACGGCGAACGTCGTTCTAACGGGTGCTGAAGCCACGGGTCAAATTGGCACGGTCACGGTATCGGCTGAAGCCATTTTCTCCGTTACAGGGGTTGAAGGCACCACGGCGCTAGGCAATGTCATAGTCGCTGCTGGCACGAATATCCCGGTTAATGGGCTTGTGGCTACGGGTGCAGTCGGCACCGTCTCCGTTGTCACCGATCAGGTTCTGGCTGTCACAGGCGTACAAGGCACCACGGCACTCGGGACGGTTGATGTTCGGCTTGAGATCAAGGTTTTTGTCACGGGCGTTGCAGCGACCGGGGCGGTCGGATCGGTTACTACTCAGTCGAATGCAAATGTTATAGTCAGCGGAGTTTCTGCAACAGGCGCGGTTGGATCAGTTAATGTCTGGACGATTATTAACACCAATCAGAACGCCAATTGGACGGGGATTAACGACGCGCAGAGCGCGAATTGGGCGAACATTAATACGACGCAAAACCCAAATTGGACACAGATTGCGGCGTGAGGTAAATCGAAATGGCTAGTACATATTCAACCAACCTTGCTATTGAACTGATCGGTACGGGCGACCAAGCCGGTACGTGGGGTAATACCACGAATACCAACCTCGGAACCCTGATCGAACAGGCGATTTCAGGTTACGTCACCCAAGCCGTATCAACGGGTACGGACACGACCATCACGATCCCGAACGGTGCCACAGGCGTGGCCCGGAATATGTACATTGAACTCACCGGGACGGGCGGAGCCAGCACGAATCTCATCGTGCCCGCCAACAAGAAACTCTACTTCATCTTTAATAACACCTCGTCCGGTCAGGTCACGGTTAAGGTCTCGGGCCAGACGGGTATCTCGGTGCCGAACAAGGCCAAGGTGATTTTGGTCAGTAACGGTACGGACATTATTGATGCGACGAACTACATCGGTTCGGCGGTGATTGGGAACATAACGGCGACAAGCGGGACTATTACGACTCTCGCCAGCACCTCGGCCATTATTACGACTCTCACCAGCACCAGTGCAGGCATCACGACCCTGAGTTCAGGGTCTGCCAACATCACTCAACTGAATTCAACTTCAGGAACCATCTCCACTCTCGCCAGCACTTCGGCTGCGATCACGACGCTCTCGGGAACGACGCTCACCTACGCTTCGGCCAGCATCACCAACCTCACGGCAACAAGCCTTGTCCTCTCAAATCTGAGCATTGCTTCGGCCAATATCACGACGCTCACCTCGTCGTCCGCGACCATTAGCACCACTCTTGCTCTCTCCGGCGGCACCGCCAACGGCGTGCTGTATCTGAACGGGTCGAAGGTGGCGACGAGTGGGAGTGCAATCACATTTGACGGAACAAACTTAGGCGTT